TGGATCGCTTCATTGGAAAACAAACTACGTACCAGCAAAGACCACATAGTTATTTCGGACTGCAGATTCCCTAACGAAATTAAATCAATTAAAGATGCAGGTGGCCAGATTGTTTGGGTACAGCGTGGTGAGTTACCCGACTGGTATGCAGACGCTATCAGTGCTAATCAAGGCAACAACGTAGGACTTAATGCCATGAAGATGCGTAAAATTCATGCATCGGAGTGGGCATGGTTGGGCAGTGATTTTGACAGCATCATCGATAACAATGGGTCTATTGATGAGCTTTATGAGCAAAGTGCAAATCTAGTAGTCGGACACAAGATCGCCTTGCCTCCAAGTGATGCCCTCTTTGCCTAAGATAGCAGCACAATTCAAGCACACAGTTTTGAGATTGTTGGGCCTGCAGTTATTGAGATTTTCGTCTATATGGAACACCCTAAACACCTCGGCGTGTTGAGATCGACATCCACATTTTTCACATACAGCCTTGGGTTTGTATCCTGCACGTTGCCAACGAGGAACATGCGCACCTGCACCATGTGCTAGACAGATTTCACACAGTGTTCTGTAGTAGGCACGATCGTTTTTGTAATAGTTAATGGCTCGGGGTCGCTGTACGCAGGCCTTGCAGAGTGGTCGCATTAGGTATTTACCCTTTTATATCCCTTTTGTTCGGCACCTAACTCGCTGTTTTTGGAATAGTATGCTAAATATTATGAGCAACTATTACCAGGAGAATAGGCGATATGGCACTAACATCACCAGGCGTACAAGTTACGGTAATCGACGAGAGTTTTTATACACCAGCAGAACCTGGTACGGTCCCTCTTATTGTCGTAGCAACAGCCCAAGATAAAACAAACGGAGCTGGCACTAACACAGCTTCAGCAACAACCAAAGCAAATGCTGGCAAAGCATTTAAAGTTACCAGCCAAAGAGATCTTACCGATCTGTTTGGAGTTCCGTTCTTTGAGCAGACAGCGAGTTCAACTCCTATTCATGGCTCAGAGCGTAACGAGTATGGACTATTAGCAGCATACAGTTTATTAGGTGTAAGCAACGCGGCATTTATTGTTCGTGCTGATGTAGACTTAGACGAACTTGCAGCACAAGTAGATGCCCCGGGAGCGAGCCCAGTAAACGGCAAATGGTGGATCGATACGCAGGCTACAACTTGGGGTATCCAAGAGTGGAACAGTGCAGCCGCTACCACAGTAGGCGGACAGAAATTTACTAACAAAGTGCCATTGGTACTTACAGACGCAGATTTTCCAAGCAAAATAGAAACAACTAATGCTCCTAAAACTTCAGTAGGACAAATTGGCGATTACGCAGTAGTGTTCCGCACAGTTGAAGGTGATACTTCCTACGGTACAGCAGAAGATCTTGCAAGAATCTACTACAAGTCTGCTGGTAACGGTGGACTTGGAGATAATGCTCTAAGTGGTACACCAGTTGATGCAGGCGATTGGGTATTATTAGGATCAAATGCGTGGAAGGCCAGCTGGCCAGTGGTGATCAGCTCTACCTATAGCGGCACACTCAGTGGCACATTGTTTATTAATAACACTTCTATCGTTGCTGGATCCTTAACCACAATTAAAGATAATATTATTGCAGCAAATATTCAAGGTGTAAATGCACAGGTCATTTCAAATAAACTTTATATATACGCAGACGGTAGAAGCGGGTCAACTGGTGATTCTGCAACTGCTATAGACGGTCGGGTTCAATTAGACAACGGAACAGCTTCATGGGCAACTATTGGTATCACAGCCGGTGAATATCTCAGCCCTAAGTTGCAACAGACTCCGCACACAGATGTGCCGACCTTCAAGCGTGGTGATAACACTACTACTGTAGCAGGATATGCTACAGGTTCTGTATGGATTAAAACCACAGAACCTAATCGAGGTGCTCGCTGGAGAGCCAAACAGTGGAGCTCTGCTACACAATCATGGGTAGCATCAGAGGCACCGATTTATGCATCCACAAACGCAGCCTTGTATTATTTGGATCGCAGTGGCGGTGGCGCAAACATTTCAGTAGACACATTGTTTGTACAAAGCAACGCACAAGAAAACAGCGGATTTGACACAACACCAGACACAGCTGAATTCCGTGTATGGTATAGAAACGTTGGTGCAGGTCAAGGCACCAGCATTACATCTAACATTGTCAAAAGTGGAACCTTTACCGCAGCATCTACAAGAACATTTACATTGGCTGAAAGCATTGTAGGGCAGTTGGCATTAGATGCAGCTAAAACAATTACATTGAGCACAGCTACAGGAAATGCTCCTACAGGCGACAACAGCGATGCAGACAAGTTTGCTGCTGCTATCAACGCAGCTGGCTTCACAAACATCGAAGCTTCTGTAGTAGCTGTAACAGCGACTCAGAGCAGATTGGTAATTACTCACAATGACGGCGGCGATTTTAGACTCACAGATGGCACAGGTACTCCTTTGTCAACTTTGTTCACAGCCTATAACATCAAGACTAGAGCAGGTACAGAAAACTTCTATAACATCTCATTGGGCAGTGGCGCAGTGGGAGCAGAAGATCTTGCTACAGGTGCTGCAGAAGACTACTTGGTATCTGGATATAAACCTCTAGCTGCAGATGATCCGAGATTTGCTGCCGGACCTGATGCACCATTAAATGAACCAGCTGATCAACAAATGTGGTACAATCCTAATTTTGCTGATGTAGATATCATGGTTCACAACGGCAACACATGGGTAGGATATAGATATGGTGCTCCAGGAGCTAATACAACATCATCACCTTATTACGAAGCTGCAACAGCTACTCTGAGAACAGGTTACTTGCCTATTGTTGCTGCCAGCAATCCATATGTGTCTGGTGTTACTACATCAGGCGATCTATGGATTAGCACAGCTGATTTGGAAAACTTCCCAACAATTTACAGATACAACAGCAACTTAACTGATATCGGCGATGCTACACTGCGTTGGGAATTAGTAGACAAAACAGATCAAACAACTGAAGAAGGTGTATTGTTTGCAGACGCTCGTTGGAATACTACAGGAACAAGTTCAAGTCAATCAACTATAGAAGACTTGATCACCAACAACTTCTTAGACCCAGATGCTCCAGATCCAGCACTGTATCCTAAAGGCATGTTGTTGTGGAATCTTAGACGCAGTGGCGGCAACGTCAAGCAGTATCAAAACAGCTACATCGATACAGCCAGCGACAATCCAAGAACAAGCTCAGCGACACTGGCAGGATCAGCATTTCTTAGCGGTTCTGGTCTGAGCATGGAGACTTATTTCCCAGATCGTTGGGTTACTGCTTCAGGCAACAACGAAGACGGTTCGGGATCATTCGGTCGCAAGGCACAACGCAAAGTGGTTACACAGGCGTTGAAGTCAGTGATTGACACAAGCCAAGAAATCCGCGATGAAGAACGCAGAAACTTCAATATTATAGCTTGCCCAGGATATCCAGAAACAATGAGCAACCTAGTTAATCTCAACATTGACAGAGGTATTACTGCGTTTGTGGTAGGTGATACTCCATTGAGATTGCCAGCAGATGCTACTTCATTGAACAACTGGGGTACTAACGCAGAATTAGTCACAGACAACGGTGATGACGGTGTTGTGACCTATGATGAATACTTGGCCACATACTATCCAAATGGATTTACCACTGACCTAAGCGGTTCTAATGCAGTGGTTCCAGCAAGTCACATGATGCTGAAGACTATCGCACTCAGCGACAATGTCAGCTTCCCATGGTTTGCACCAGCAGGTACAAGACGTGGCGGTATTACCAACGCCACAGCAGTAGGGTATATTGATGCAGCCACAGGTGAATTCCAAACAGTTGCATTGAACGAAGGTCAACGCGATACATTATACGAACTAAAAATTAATCCAATTCCATTCTTTAACGGTGTTGGTTTAGTAGCATACGGTCAAAAGACCCGTGCAAGAAATGCATCAGCATTAGATCGTATCAACGTAGCACGTTTAGTAGTATACCTGCGTAGTCAGTTGAACAAGTTGGCTCGTCCATATCTGTTTGAACCCAATGACAAGATTACCAGAGACGAAATCAAACAAGCGGCAGAAAGCCTATTGTTAGAATTAGTAGGCTTGAGAGCAATTTACGACTTTGCGGTTGTGTGTGATGAAAGCAATAACACTCCGTCTCGTATCGATCGCAACGAACTTTATGTTGATATCGCTATAGAGCCAGTGAAAGCCATTGAGTTCATTTACATTCCATTGCGTATCAAGAACACAGGAGAAATTTAAAAATGGCAATTACATCGCTTAACAACATTGGTATTCCAACTACCAACGCAGCTGGCAGCACTCAAGTGCTGTTGATGCCAAAGTTAAAATATCGCTTTAGAGTTACACTGTTAGGATTTGGAGTTGCCGCAGCTACTGAACTTACTAAACAGGTACAAGATGTTACAAGACCTAAAGTGTCGTTTGAAGAAATGACACTGGACGTCTACAACTCAAAAGTTAAATTAGCTGGCAAATACACACTTGAAAACGTTACACTGACATTGCGTGACGATGCCAGTGGACAAGTGCAGAAATTAGTTGGCCAACAGATTCAGAAGCAGTATGACTTTATGGAACAGGCTTCTGCACGTTCAGGTATTGACTACAAATTTACCACACGTATCGAAGTGCTTGACGGCGGTAATGGTGCTCTAGTACCAACCACCTTAGAAACATTTGAACTATATGGTTGTTTTGTGCAGAATGCAGACTACGGTGATGCAAACTACAGTACCAACGAGCACATGACAGTGGCACTGACTATTGCCTACGATAACCTATCACAGTTCGCAGCTGGTACAACAGCAGTGAGCCCAATAGGCGGTATTGGAGCAGCAGTAGGAAGAACTATTGGTGCTGCTACTACAGGTGCTTCTACAGCCCAGGGATAATAGTAATATTAACTC